CCATCCCGTTGTTCTTAGCAGTAGCAATAAGCGTGTCCAGGTTGTCTTTACTTGTGCTAAAACCATTAGCTGATACCCACTTCTTACTTGGTGCAGCGAAGCATAGACCAGCCACTTTGTTTATCTTCTTTAACTGATAGCCTCGTGCATCACAGTCCTTACAGTTGTTAGGCTTCTTAAAGAGTGAGCCATCCTTTTTTACTTTGTATGTCTTACCTTTCCCTTTACATGTAGGGCAAGTGAAAGCCTTAGTACGAAGGATCGTAGTAGAGTTTGCTGCAACTGCTGCCTTAAACTCTTCCTGTGTTTCCACATAGTCAAAGAGCGCTGCCCATTCTTTTTTGTTATTTATTGCAACTGAGAACACAACCTGTGACATCTGTTCAGGTGAGTTAAGATTGATAGGTGTATCACCCATAAGATCCCTGACCTTGCGCTGTAGACGCTCTTCTATCTGTGCTTTCTCAGTCTGAAACTCTTTACGTACTACCTCAAGGGCGTTGTTATCCACACTGAATCCTGACATATACATTCTTGTAAGGGCTTTACAGGTGGCGAAGGTGACTTCTCTGACTGGAAGAAGGGAGGTGGATTCTGGTTGGGCGTAGTCGTGTTCTTGACTGAGGAACAACTCACGAGTTGTGAGCAGGTCATGCCTAAGATAAAAGCTAAGCTCATTGAGAGGTATTTCATTTGTGTTATATCCTTCCTTAAAGTAACGCTTGAGCGTGTCATCCTTCTGAAAGTCTAGCTCTCTGCGTTCAGCACAAGCCTCTAACCCTACAGGTATCTTCTGCCCACGTGCAAGCAAATACTCTGCTAACATCGTGTCATAGATAGGGCCATCATACTTGTAGCCACATTCCCATAACCACATCAAGTCATGCTGTGCGTTGTGCATGATCAACAGAGTAGTCATGTCTAGGATAGACTGAAGTACGGCTCTACCGTTACCACTGGTATCCTTGTGCTCTACATGGTCTAGCGTAATGATGTTTTCGTTCTTCCAGTTATCTACATCAAGCACCCCCACTTGTGTTAAGCTGTTGCCTAACTCGAATGGGTCCATGATAGTCTTGCCATCACGTTTAGTTGTTGTGTTCTCTACATCCAATACATTACGCAAGATACTGACTCCGTTCACCGTCTAACTCACAATGTACTACGCCATGCCAGCCACCCTTGAGTTTGTTCTTAGCAATGTTGAGGTGGCGTTGATTACTTTCTTCATCATCCTGGCCTTCGACTAGCTTGTTCTTAGAGATCAATACCATCAGGTCAGCCTCTGCTGCCTTGCCTGTCTTCGATCCTTCTAGCATAGACTGATCTACACGTACCATACCTTCAGCCACAGCACTCAACTGCGACATCCATATGATAGCACAACCGTATTGCTTAGCGATGTTACGTGCATGGATAGCCGCTTCCTTGAGGTACACATCTGACTTGTCGCTAGTCTTGTTAGCAAACTTGTCACCCATATCTAAAACTACGATGTTAGGCTCATATGCTTTAACAACTGCTTCTACCCATGACATGTCCTTGCCTGTACTATCCTTAACAAAGATGTTCTTACGTACAGGTTCATAACGTAGTGCAGCCTGTGCCATGTTAGCTTTGACTTCTTCCATGCTCATACTGGTAGCCGCACTGAGGTAACGTGCACCTACACGTTCATAGCTTTCCTCATTACACAGGATCATACACTTAGCACCTTGATGTGCAAAACCATCTGGCGCTGCGATAGTGCTAGCATGGAAGCTAGTCTTACCTGTGTTAGGACGTGCACCTACAACAACTAAGTGACCACCACTGATACCCTCAACCTTACGGCGCAGGGATGGTATGTTCCACTTCCATTGTGATTGTATGTCGTTAGCCTCTAGGAGAGTATCAATGTCCATGTCATCCCACTCTATCTTTAGGTTAGGCATGAAGTCATCTTGATAGTCACGTATCAAACTACGTAGTGGTTCCAGCGTATCCTTTGTGCCATTCACGTAGTCAAAGCCAAGGTTAGCTATCTCTTCACCTACTACCTGTTGAAATAACTTAGACAATACATCCGTAGCTATATCAGTGTTAAGCGGCCTCTCTTTAGCAATCTTGTGGAACAGGTCACGATAAGCTTCCTTGTTAGCTGTAGTCATGCTGTTGTTGCCAGCATAGAATAACGCTTCTAGTTCTGATGGATTCAGCGTCTTCTCATACGTGTTCATAGCATAGTCTAGCGTCTGCTTGATCTTACGTACATCTTTAGTGAATATCTTATCAGGGCAACGGATGCCCTTGTGGTTATCATAGAACTCTTTGTCCATAAGTGTACGGATAAGTGCTAGTTCCATCATGTTGTGTCTCCTCTAAGACTGTGGCTAGGCGTACTCTTTCTTATTAATGTACTGCCTATCCTGTATTTCCTTCTGTAAGTATGCAATCTCACACTGGATCAACTTACGCTCATAAGCTTCAAGCTTAGGGTGTTGTAACCTAGCCCACCACTTCTGTAGTTCTACTTGTAGTTCTTTAACTGAAGTCATTTCACATCTCCTTGTGACCAATAGTCCCAGCTTTCTATGTGTCCACCGTCATACACAGAGTCAAGTGCGTTGTCAAACTTTTTATTATTGATGTACATTCGACATGCTTCTAGTACTTCATCAACAGACAGGTCAACGTAGACATGACCAAGCGGTACACGTGTATCAACGATTGCGGTTTTTGGGGTTGGCGAATCTGGCATAGAATGCTCCTTCTGGTGATTTGAGTGCAGCCATAATATCTAGTAGCTGCTGATATGTTATAGAGATAATCTCGTGTCTGTTAAACTCTTCAGTAAACTGCCGTATAAATACAACATCATCATCTCCAATGATAACCTCTACATCTTCACATATATTCGATTCATCTAGTGAATTAATAATAGCTGCATCAGGTTCAAACTCTACAGTGTACATTAGTTCTCTTTCACTCCTATGCATGGTAGTAAGATAGACAGCTTACAATACTTTGGATAGTCATCATACGTCATAGCTATCAGTACTGGTGGTGCAGCAATTAGTAATGCTACAATAGCTGATGCCTTGATTGCACCGTTAATGTTACCTCTCATTAGTCATTCTCCCTTAATGCTCTCCACGACACAGGGAACAGGTCAACCATAATACAGTCAATCTCCCATGCTACCTCTGCTGTCTCTGCTTGTGTGTCAGGCGCACAGCGCAGCTTACACATACGGGCAAACGCATCCAAGCTACCACTCCAGTACCACTCAGTCATCATAGACTGTGGCAGTACCATACGTGCTTGCTCTGGGCATACACCTTTAGATAGCAACCTGTTATAAGTTTCTTTACACATCGTGTTTATATCACCTATGTCCAGACCTAGTACAACGCCTTCACTGCCTTGCTTCTTATCATCACTACGCCCACGCCACTCCGCAGGGTTGTAAAACTCAGGCTCATTGTCTACGTATCGTCTTGATACTTCGTTCCAACGTAGAAACGAGTGCTTCACAAGTTGCCTAGCTACAAAGACTGGTGCACGAACATGAAACGATGCAAAGCAATGTCCGAATGGAGAAATATGTTTATGCTTAGCTAGGTATTGTATAAGCTTTTTGTCTTTCTCTTTAAGGTGTTGCTTAAAGCTGTAAGCATCTGACTCTTCATAATCCCACTCAGTTTCTTTACCGAATGAAACACGAGCAGCGTTACAGACCGTAAGGTCATTACCCATACTGGCTTTAAAAGTTACTTCTATCATGTCATCTCCTTAAGTTTTATTATATCGGACTCTACCTTATACTTCAGGTCATCGTCAAGTCGTAGTGCTCTTGTGTCTAACCCTGTCCAAGCCTCTATCTCTCGCTTGTATGCCAAGGTCTTGTGTGAAGCATCAGGGTCAAGCGCTACAATAACCCTGTAAAAACCATCTAAATGTTTCATCATTGTAACATTAAGTGATGTACCAAGGATAGCAATACCTGTCAATCCTGGCACAAGTCTAGCTGCTGTAACTGCACTGATGACATCCTCTACCAGTAAAACTATACCGTTGGACTTACCTACTGTACGTCTGTATACATCAGCTACCCCACTGTAACGATACCACTTTGGTATAGCTCCATCTAACGCACGTCCTACCGCATCTATAAGCCTACCATTATGTCGTATTGGGAACACAGTTCGTCGGTCTTTGACATCATACATCAAGTCTTCGTACTCTAAGTCCCAGCGCTTGACAAACTTAGTGTGCAGTGAATGCTCTGCGCTGGGCGCTACCACATGTTCAGACCACGTAAGCAACTCTTGCTCCTCTTTATTTTGTTTGTCTTGTGGGCGTAACCTAGTCATGATCTCTGATACTGTCATGCCTGTACTAGCAGCACCTCTGATGCGACAGTCAAGCTTGTAACAGTTATACAACACAACGCCATCCTCTTTGGTAGCAGTGAATGTGTTCTTACCACCACACCAAGGGCAGTTAGAGCGATGCTGTATTCCTTCTTTAATATCAAGACCTTCTATGTAGTTCTTAATGTTCTGCATTAAGTCTTACCTCTCTTAGACAGCGCATTCTTAGCACCAGTGTACGTGTTTACCATGTAAGGTCTTACTGAATCAGGGCTACGGTGTCCACTGACTTGCATGATGTGAGCTAGGTCAGCACCACCCTCTACCATTTCAGTGATAGCAGTGCGGCGTAAGTCCATAGCAGTGATATTCTTTGGTAGTCCAGCAGCATCCTTGACTTCATTGATAGCACCATCAATCTGATCTACTGGATAGGGCACATAAGCTCCTGCTACAGGCGTGGTTTTAGGTGTTACGTAGGTCTGGAACCCAAAGTCTTCCTTCTGCTGCTGTAGCATGGCACACAGAGCCTCTGAGATAGGTAAATGAACGTCTGCTCCACGCTTACTTTGTGTTAGGTCTATGCGCTGGGCATTTAAGTCTACCTTATCCCAAGTCAGGACACGCATGTCACCTACACGTTGAGCTAGATCGTAAGACATGTGAACGATCAACCCAATGCTGCGCCACTTAAAGTCAGAGTATGCAGCATCAAGAAACTGATAGACTTGATCCCGTGTCCACTTCACCTTACGTGGCTTGTCTGATTCAGTCTTTATAAGTCGCACAGGATCGTTCTCAATGATGTCAAACCTCATGCAGTGCTTCCACGCTGCGCTGAGTGCAGACTTGCGATAGTTTGCTGTGCGAATGCCAACCTTTAGCCAAGCCTGGTATGCTTGATTAGTGTGTCGAGCCTTGAGTGTCCTAGCTTGGTAGTCTTCTAAGCGTTTACCTTCTATGCGTGTATCTAATGCACACTCTAAATGCTTTTCGTATTGCTTCTGTGTTGTGCCTGATAGTCTAGCAAAGGCTCTGCTGTTTAGGTAGAACGCTACTAGCTCTCCAACCTTGGCTCTTCTTTTTGGCATAACCATCTTACCACTTCCTTCTTGTCTTCCAGTAAACCCAACACTCTAAGCAATGACCCTTGCCTAAGAATATGTCAATCAGAAATACTACGTTGGGTTTACTCTCTCTTTGCCACTGGTGGTTTCTTGCGCTGAATGTCTGGTTGTTGCTGCCGCCTAGCAGTACGTTTATCAGAACGCTCAGCGCTGTTAGTATTCTCTTCAAGTATCTTCCCAATCCAGTGCGCGGATTCATCATGTGGGTCATCCTCATCTGTTCCATGTGTCAATCTAAGGCTCCTATATAAACTAAAAAGATATACAAGAAGGGGGCCAGGATATAAAGGGATATACCCCAGCGCAACACTTCCTCAAAACATTGGATAATAAACTTCACCTTTATCCATCTCTTTCTTTACATGTTCTAACTCAGCACGTAGGTGATGCGTATCTTCATTGTCACCCATCCAATCAGCATCATCAATCTGTTGCTGTAACTCATTGTGATAACGATGGATGTTCTTAAGGTTTTCTATATTGTACTTAGGCATTTATTGGCTCCACTTCTGCATACCAATTCTTGCTTTGTGTAGCTAGCTTGTATGCTTCTGTTCTATTACTTGTGCTGTACCAAAAGACAAGACCACCGTCAATGTCATAGAATTTCACTCTGTAAGTCATTATTCTGTTTCCTCATTGTCATAGTACCAAGCGGTTGGATCATCAGGTAACACATAGGGCTTCCAGTGGTTAGGGTTACCATCCTCTCTTGCAGTAGGACGAAAGTCAAACATATTTTTCAATGCCCAAGACTTATCACGCAGGTCATTTAATTGTGACAGGCGCACATCCATCATCTCCATTGAATCATCTACTAGGCTGTCAATACAGGTGTACACTTCCAAGAGTATCTTTACCTCATCACGAGTGAGTTCTGTTTTAAGTGTCTTAGTCATTACGCTGCTCCTTCAATTAATACATAGCGTGTGTAGTTCTGGCCTGTCGTAGGATGTTTACCCTTCACACCATCAATGCGGTAACCTGACTTGCGTAGCTCACTGATACGCTTAGTGAATGACTGAATGCTGTAGTCTAGCATGGCCTCACGTTGGGTCAGACCCTTGGTTGCACGTAGGTGTTTAATAATCTTAGCGTTTTGTGTGGTTTTCATTGTACTACCTCTATTTGTGTTTTGATACCTTCCATGCGGCTATACTTTTCCGCATGTCTTTCTGCTTCATCCATACGCTTCACTGTGTGATAGCATATCTCTTTGTTAGTCTTAGTGCTTGTCAATATGATGCGTATCATGTTGTAGTCTCCTTCTGCTTACTGTTTATTTGTGCACAGATATCTATCAATGTGTCAACACTTTTCTTTGGGATGGTTAGATTGTACTGCGTAGCATCATGCGCCACACACATCTCACCTGTGTCATACAAACGTGCTACCCAGCCTTGACCTAAGTCATGTGTTTTAGTTAATTGCATTACGCCATCTCCTCTACTGTCTGGCTGTTAAATTCATAGACTGCCTTAGCAAAGCCACGAGGTGTGGCAGAGCGTATATCTTTTGTGCGCTGTGACTTACCGCCCAGCTTTAGGTGTTGCCTACTGTGGCCCTGCTCAGGCTGTACTGGATCTGTCCACGGCATAGTAAAGCCGTTGCCTGTCCATAGGCATGTCTTTTTAGGGTAGGCATCCTTAGCTGCAATGTAGTCAGGCCAGCGGGGATGTTCTGCATGATCGTCATGGATGTAGCCGCCATACTCATAAGGGTGAAAGCTATGGTCAGGCTTGCGCCACTTGGTAGCCAACACACTGACAGGGTTTTCCACAAAGAAGGGTATGCCCAGCGCATTGAATAACTCAGCACACCGCATGGCATGTCCTACCGCTTTAGTCTGAAACAAAGGGTCACGCTCTGCCTTGCGCTTGAAGTGTGCCGCACCTGATACAGCCATGTCAGTACAGACAGGAAAGGCCATGCCAAACACTACGTCCTCAAACTGAAACTGTACAGCTATCCTGTTGAGTGTGCTCTGATCATGCAAGTCAGCTTTGACATACTTGATGCTGCCACCACTACCAAACACA